GCGTCGTCGTAGCGCTTGGCCTCGCTGCTGTCGGTCGGCACGCTGCCCAGGTGGTAGCGCGCGATGTCAATCGCCACGCGCCGCAGGGTGCCGGGCACGGGCGACAGAGGCAGCGCGTACAACCCGGCCAGGTACCCATCGACCTCCGCCGCCGCGTCGTCCAGCGCCCGCTGCGCGCGCGCCGACACCACGGCGTCGGTGCGCGGCTCGTCGATGTCGGTGAGCTGGATCATCTCCCGCTCGCCGTACCGATCGATGAGGTCCTGCACGGTCGCGTAGGTCATGGCGCCGGCGCTCGCGCTACCGCGCGGCCTTGCCCTTGGCCTTCTTGTCGCTCGCGGCAGCCGCCTCCTCGGCGGACAGATCCTCGATCGCGTTGGCCTGCCGCAGAGCGGCGATGTCCTGCTCGTCGTCCACCTCGATCACGTCGCCTGCCGAGTACGGCTTGTTGTTGTGGTCGATGTTCATCGTCGCGCGGAACTTCATGGGTGCTCTCCAGAGTCAGGCCGGTCCGGCAGTGCCGGCCGGCCCATGCAGGTTGCTCGTATCAGGCGACCGCGTTCTCGAAGTAGTAGCCGAGCGCGTTCGCGGCAATCACTTCCTTGACGCGCTCCAGCGCGCGCACGGTGACACCGCCGTTGACCCCGCGCTTTTCGTCGGCGATCGTGCCAATCTGGATGCCCTGCCGCTCGGCAGTGAAACCGAAGGTCGTGCCCGCCTGCGGCCCGGCTGCGCGGTCGCGGTACAGGAAGGCGGCGTGGTTGCCCCAGACGCGGGACAGCGTCGGCGTCTGCCCGGCCTTGGCGGTGTTGACGAAACCCGCGCCCACGTACACCGCCTGCAGCTCGAGCACCTCGGCCATCATCTGGCGCGTGACGAGCGCGCCACTCTGGTTGCTCCCGAACACCGCGCTCACCACCCTCGGGTGGTTGCGCAGCCGTGTCCACACGCGCTGGCCGAACACGGCCACGTTGGGGCGCATCACCGGCACGTCCAGCGCGTTGAGCATGGCGGTGACCGGGTCCGAGTTGGTGTAGTCCGACCACTGGCCCGTGCCCGACAGCACCACCCGATTGGCGGCCGGGTACGTGGCCTGGGCAAACACGCGGCCGGCGACCCGGATTTCGCGGGCCAGGCGCACCAGCCCGGCGAGGTAGGTCGTTGCGGTGCCCAGCGGATCGACGCCCTGGTTGTCGTCGTCGATGTCCTGCTGCGGCACGAACGAGTCGAGCGCAAAGTCCTCGACCTGGTCCGGCGTCTCCGTGCCGCGGAACTCCACTTCCGTCGGGTAGCTCTTCCGGCCGACCTTGAGGTCGGGCACGGTGTAGCCCTGAGCCAGGTCCCATGCGAGGAACTTGAACGCGGCAGCCGTAGGCGTGCGCGGCAGCACGTCGTCGGCAATCAGAGTCACGTCCGGGTTGCGGTAGAGCTGCGCAATCGCGGTCAGCTCGGCGTTGACGGGAAAGGGGCGAGTAGCCATTGATGCACTCCGTGGTTGTCAGTCGGCAGGCAGCGGTGCCTCAGCCCTGGATGCGGCCCGGCGAGATGAGCACCGGGATGATGTCGCCCGACACGCCGCTCTGCAGCGCCACGCCGATGACGTTGTTGTTGACGCCGGCCGCCGGCGCGGCGGCCACGCCGCGGCCCTGCGCATCGACGGTGATGTAGGCGCCGCGGGTGACGCTGCCGCCGATCTGCAGATCGGCGATGCCGGTCATGACCACGTCGACGCGCTCGCCCAGCACCGGCGACACACCCTCGACGATGCCGATGAGCGTCGAGGTCACCGCGACTGCGGTGAGAACGTTGTCGTCGGTGGCGCCGAACGTCACAACACGGTTGGCGCTGATCGCCGCCTCGGCGACAAAGCTGCGCACTGCTACAAGCTGACCCATATTTCGCTCCTCAGCGGGGGGTGGGGTGAGGCAGCGCCTAAGCGGCGCGCTTGACTGCGGCCACGGCCTCGTGCGGCTGCACGTGGCGGCCAAGCGCCGCTTGCTCTGCGATGTAGCGCGCGGCCTTGGCGCGCAGCATCTCAACGTCGGCCAGGTCGTTGCGATCCTCGCCTTTGCCGCCCGTCTGCGTGCCCTTCAGTGCCGCAATCGTCGGCGCGCTGGCCAAGTAGCCCTTGAGACCATCGACCGACAGCGTGCGCGCCCAGGCTTCTTGAGCCGGCAGCAGCCGGCCGCCCTTGAGTGCGTCGGCAATCAGCTCGTCCTGCTCGCGCTTGACCTGGCCGGCGCGCATCTGTGCCACCTCGGCCTGCAGCGCGGCCATCGCGGCGGTGCCGGTGTCGGTCGAAGCCTTGAGCGTGGCGACCTGCGTCTCGAGGTCGGCCGAGCGCGCGGCCGTCTTGCTCAGCGTATCGATTGCGGCGAGGACACTGTCCTCGGTGGAGTCGGCAGCCAGCTTGAGCGCGGCCACCAGTCGGGCGAGAAAAGTCATTGCGGTCCTCTCGTGTGAGGCGTGGGAAAAAGCGGTTGCGTTGAGCCGTGCGGCCAGCGCGGACGAAAGCGGGGGGAGCATGTCGAGACCGGGCACGTTCACGAGCGCCGCATGCAGCACGTCAACGACCGTTCCGCTGGCGTCAGACACCAGCACCGGCGAGATGTACCGGTACTCGCCGGCGGCAAGCATGGCGCGTGCGCGGTCGGTCCAGCGGATGTCGGCTGCAAACAGCCCGAGCCCGTCGCGCCACTCAACGCGAGCCGCCCAGCCCGCAGCCGGGGCCGGCTGACCGTTGTCGGCCGACAGCACTGTCTGGTGCTCGTAGTCGATCACGAACTCATTGCCGCGGCGGTTGATCGCATCGGCCAGCGCGCGGCCTTGCTCGTCGGACAGGCGCCACTTGCGGCCCGGGCCGGGCCGGCCGTCGGCCGCGGCAAACTCGCCCGCAGGCAAAAGCTGCACACGGGCAATGTCGTTGGCCTGCAGTGCGCAGGCCACGGCAACGAGGGAGAGCAGATCGCGTCGCATGACGGATCGCACTTTGCCGGCCTGCGCGCGGCCGCGCTACGTGAACCAATCCGGGCCGGGCGGCCCGCACCGAAGGTCAGCGCGCCAGCGAGTCGAGCCAGCGATCAATCTCGGCGCGCACGTCGGCCTCATCTTGCGCGCCGAGCGTGCCGGCGGTCGGATCTGCCGTGAGCATGCCACGTCGCGGCATCCACGGCCGGCCATCGCGCGAAGTGCCGGTCTCGTGATAGAGCGCGTAGGGCCGAGCAAATCCTACCGTGACACGGCTGCCGGACACCGTGCTCGACAGGCTGGCCATCATCAGCCCAGTGCGCACCAGCAGCGTGCCCTGCCGGCGCTGGCCGTCGGCCTTGGCGTAGCGCGCGCGCGTGCTCGGCGCCAGCGGCAGCCATGCACGTCCCGTGGGGTCGGCCTTGGTTTGCAGCCGCTCCTGCACATTGCCCTCGAGGACCACACCAATCCGCTGCAGCACCTGTTTGGGGTCGCGCACGCCGCCCTGCAGCCGCACCAGCGCAGCGCGCAGCTCGGCGGAGCCGGTCACGGTGATCGAGAACATCAGCGCCTGCGCCGCCGGCCGCGGCCGGGCGGCGGCTCCAGTGCATCGCGCACCGCCGCGTCGCGCACGCCAGGCGGCAGCCCCTGCGCGGCATCGGCGGCTGCGCGTTGCAGTGCGCCGTCGCGCTGCTGGCCCGGGTTGTAGGCAAAGCCCGGATCGATCCCGGCCGGCACGTCCACTACTTCGCCGGTCTGCCGGTTGCGCCACGGCACCAGCGCAACCGGTGGCGCCGCCGTACGCACGGGCATGCCGGCGCCGCGCAGCCGCTCGAGCTGCGCGCGCGTCACCGCGTAGGCCACGCAGCGGCAGCGCCAGCCGTTGGGCGGGTAGTGGGTACGCCAGAAGGGGTGCCCGGCCGGCAGCGCCACACCGTCCCAGGCGCGGTGCGACTGGCGCACCCGCTCGTCGCGCATGGTGCGGTAGTAGATCAGCGTGTCGTCGGGCGCGGACTCGGCGGCGGACTCAATGCGCCGCCACCGGCCCGCCGCGTAGCTCTGGCGCAGGTTGACGTCGTAGATCAGGCGCAGTCGGCTCAGGTCAAACGTGGTCCGCGCCACCTGCCCCGTTACGGGGTCGATCACCTCGCGCGTCCCCCACCAGCCGGCCTCGGCCAGCCGCGGCCGCAGCGCAGCCACAAATTCGGCCAGCGGCGTGCCCTCGGCGATGGCGCGGTCCAGCTCGTCGCGCACAAACTGCAGCAGGTCCATGCGCAGCAGCTTGGCCACCGTGAAGGCGCGCGCATGCTCCTCCTGCCACACATCCTCCCAGGCAAACGACGGCAGCAGATCGCGGCGCCGGAACGCGGCGATGGCCTCGTCAGGCGCCAGGATCGCAAACACCAGGCCGGGTGGGATAGGCGTGGGCACGTCAGTCCCCGAAGTGTTTGCTGTAGATGCGCTCGACCACCTGCACCTGCCGCTCGCTCAACACGCTTGTCCGTTGCGCCTGCCAGCTCGCGCGGTACACGTCGGCCACGAAGCGCTCCTCCCATCGCGTGAGGTCATGCTTGCCCAGCAGGCCGTGCAGCCGCTCGATCCGCTCGCCAATGCTGCGCACTGTCAGCTGTCCAGATCGAGGTCGGCCTCGCCCGCCAGGCGCGCGAAGAACGCCGCCCGCGCCAGCGTCTCGGCCAGCGCCTCCACCGGCATGCCCGGCAGCACCGCCACCAGCGCCGCCTTGGCGTCGGCCAGCGTGCCGCCGCGAGCGGCAATCGCCTGCAGCTCGCGCTCGATGGGCGCGATCACCTGCAGCATGGCCGGCTCCCACTGGCCGGCCGCCGACTCGGCTAGCACGTCGATCGCGTCGCGCGGCGCGGCCGGCGCCGAGCGCTTGAGGGCGGCAGGGCGCGCAGCGCGCCGCGTCCGCCGCGTGTCGGCTGCGCGGGCCGGCAGGTCTTCGTCGTCGCGCTCCGTGTCGTCCTCCCCCATGCCGTCGTCCGCCATGTCGTCCTCAAGCTCGGCCTCATCGTCAGCCTCGCCACCGCCCGCCGCGGCACCCGGCGCCGCGGAAGCGCTGGCGCCCGGCGCGCGCACGGCGGCCACGGGCAGGGTCTCCTCGCCCTCCAGCGGCTCAGGGATCTTGAGCTTGCGCTGCACGTAGCTGACGGGGATGCGCAACCCCGCGCCGGCCAGCTTGGGCAGCGCATCGGCGAACGCGGTCAGGTCCTCCGACTCGCCCGTGTCAAACACGATGCGCGGCACGCGCCGCAGGTCCATCGGCCCGTAGTTGAGTGCCAGCAGCGGGTAGCTGATGTCCCGGGTCAGCGTGGCGGAAAGCTGCCGGATGTCCGAGTTGCGGATGTCCATCCGCACCTCGTTGTGGATCTTGCCCAGCGCCTGCGTACCCGTGTTGCTGGCCTGCGCCGTGAGCGTCTGGCCCAGAATCGCCTTGCTCTGGCTTGCCTCGGCCCAGGTCATCATCGCGACAAACGGGTCGTGCGTGCCCTTGGCTGCCTCCGCAAACTCAAGCTGCATGCCGGCCGGCATGATGCCGCCGGCGTTGTGGCCAAGGTTGACGACGGCGCTCAGCAGGTCCGCCTTCTCGGACTCGCTGGCGCCCGCCGGGTACTTGCCCAGGCGCATCGGCAGGCCGTAGATCTCAAGGAACTCGGCCAGGTCGCGCACCGAGTAGACCTTGAACAGGTACGGCCAGGCCAGCACGCGGAACAGCCCGGCGCGCGCCAGGTACCCGCTCTTGGCCCGGTGAACATGCTGCACCCAGCCAAACGGCCACAGCGCCGCGCCGTCTGCGCTGTTGTCGCGCAGGCGCAGCTCGTTGCGATTGCCCGTTGGCGTGCGGAACCACCGCTGCGGCCGGTGCTCGATGCTCTCCGGCAGCCAGTACCGCCCCTGCCGCGTCCAGGCAATTTCCAGGCACGCAAAGCCTTTGCCGATCGCATCAGACATGTCGAACAGCAGATCGGCCATGTCAGGCAGCCCGGCGTACAGCTCGCGCAGCAGGGCCGTCGCGGACTTTTCTGCGGCCGTCGCGCCCGGCGGCTCCG